ACAGCGCCACGATGCATCTCGAAACCATTCAATTCAAGATGACCCATCATCACTTGACACTTACTATTCTTTGTCGCATCCCAACACTCATTCCAATTATCAGTACAAATCCAAGGCATCAAAAGAATACCACAACCTCCTAGTTGTAACTCTGTTGGTTTGTCGATGAGATTGATTAGATTGTTATCACCATATAGTTGGTCTAGTGCATTGATATCAAGACTGTTTCGATAGAAGATATCATGATTGCCAATCAAACACCAGAACTTGATATTACGTTCCATCAATGGATAGATGAAGTCTTGTTTTAGATTGTTTGCTGAGACGAAGTTGATATATTTTCTACGATCTACGATATCTCCTAGATGAATAACATGATCAATTTTGTGTTCGTCTAGATAAGGAAAAAAGATATCATTCCAAAACTTAGAGAAATATCTAGCGAATATCTGGCTGTCATTACGAGCCCCAAAAGTGTGTATCGGTTACAAGTGCAACACGCATTTACCGACTCTCCTTTCTAAAAGAGGTTTGAACTAATCTTACTGCTTGTTTATCAGTAATCATACCAACATTTCTCATTCTTGTCAACACATCAATTTTTAATTCACTTATTGAACCTCTTTTCTTCAAAGTCACGAATAAAAATACTAGCATTTTCTGTTGCGGCTTCACTGGATTTAATATATTCAAAATCCTCACTACTCAAAGCATTCTGAAGATTAAACATTTCAGTTGATTTGTATTTTGTATATAATACTTTCTTTTCTTTTTCTATTCTACGTAAAAATGCATAATAGATTATTTGAGTAAAGTATGCAAATGGATTATTAGATTTTTCTGGATTGAAGTTGTCAATATACATAATACTGTTTTCAATACCATCGGCAATCATATCTTCTTTGAAAGGGTAATTTATAAAATTGTGTTTATTAGAAAGTTTATACGCTATTTTCATAATACAACTACCAATATAATCATTTGGTCGTGGTTTGTCAAGATCTGATGATTCAGCTTTCTCACATGCGTTTTTATACTTTACCATTTCAGAAAAGAACTTCTTATTATCTACGTAATGTTCACCCTTTGCTCTAGGCATTGAAAAACTCCTTACTCCTAAACATAATATTGATTATACTTTGAAAATAAAATGGTGTCAACTAAAATATTTTTAATTTTTCTGTTGACATAGTAGTTGACAGGGTATATACTTCTTATTGTCAGCCATCAATGAACAGTATCAGAATCTACTTTGATATCAGTATTCGCTAACTGTAAATCAATCTTCTCTGGTAAAGTCTTCTCTATATATTCATCATAACAGTCTTTGATATGTTGTTCTACATAAGCAATAGATAGAATATGAAGTGCTGGAAAAAAGAAATTTCTAGATTTAGATAGACCATTTAAATATAAGTTAAAGAATACATGATCTTCTGTCCATTCTGTTGAGACAGGATCACGAAGAACGATACCAGAACTACTAGAAGCAATGAAATTACCAATAATCACTTGGCCAGTAGATAACTGTATAATACGATATGAATCGTTTTTATCAAAATCGTCTTCTGTTATCATCATTCTTTATTCCTCATATACCAATCTTATACAGTTTATATTCAAATTTCTCTTGATTATATATCTTAACTCTTTCATATAGATGTTTTAGAGTATAGTTGACTTCCTTACCGTGTTGTAGATCATCACCTATATCAAATAGTGTACATTGATCTTTATTATCTGATACTCTTAAACCTCTACCAATAGACTGTAAATTTCTTATCTTGCTTTTAGATGGGCTAGCAAATATGATATTGTGTAGTGCTTTGATATTAATTCCTGTGGAGTAGGTACCATACGATGCGATGATAATGGCATTCGTTTCTCGTTCAGTAATCTCTCTAATAGACTCACGGGTTTCACCATCAGTCCCACCAAATACAAAGAAAACTTTACGACCTTTCTTAACCTTACTATTTATCATGTCGTAAAGTTGTTTTCCATGTTTCTCTACATATTGAAATAGTATCAAAGTATTGCCGTCTAGTGATAATGCTAGATTATTGATAAATTCATTTCTCTTTTGATTTCTAACAATAAAGTCCATCTCATCAGCATACTTCATTTTAGATACTTGTTTTGTAATTTCTTTATCATATTTTAATACAAGTATTTTAATACGAAGTTTTGCTAATTGATCATTCTCCATTAGATCTTTTGTTTTTACAAGAGACTTGGTTGGACCAAATAGACCTTCTAATACTAATTGATGGGTTTGAGAACCATCTAATGTTCCAGTAAATCCAAATCTGTATCTACAATGAGGAAGTTTTTCTAGAATTGATGTAAGAGATTTTGCTTTGAATAAATGTGCTTCGTCACCAATGACTACACCAAAATGTTGAAACCAAGTCTTAGGCATCTTATAGATTGATTGCCAAGTAGTGATTACCACATCATCTGTAATATTATCTTTCCAATCTTTTTTACTCGTACCTGTAATCATACGAATATTTAATTTATTACCATAGTCATCAAAGTCTTTAGCCATTTGATGGACCAAAGATATTGTTGGTACAATGATAAGTTTTTTATGGGGATAAAATCTAGATAACATGTATATCATCAGAGACTTACCAGAACCAGTTGGTGATAGTAGTAAACACCGATTATTTCTTACGGCGTGTACAAAACCATCAATCTGATAGTCTCTGGGAGTTATCTTTAGTTTTAGTCTTTCAACAAATTGACCACACTCAAATGCGGAGAATTCATTAGATACATCAGAGTCTTGTGTATCAATAGAATAATTTCTATTCTTGGCGAAAGACTTTACTTCTTCTAGAAGTCCTTTGTAGATTTGTTGGGTATTCAGATTATAGAGATATATTTTACCATTCCACATACGAGATTTGTATGCTGGCATGAAGCGATATCCAGGAACATAGAAAGAGAAGTGTTCGTGTATCTCTTGAGCAATACCTCTTTCGCAATCAAGTCTTACAAAGACTTCATTATGTTCTTTTACAACAATATCACTGACCGAAGTTTGTGAGGCGGCGCCACTCGATACTATTTCTAATAATCCAGTTTCTTCCATTGATACCCTTCATTATTTCTTCCAAAACATCAACAATTTCTTGTTGCATAGATATTTTTAAATTCATTTCAATCATTTCAGAATCTGAATCCACATAATCATTTATATCAGCCTTCAAAATGGTTTTTAACTGGGGTTGTCTACCAATCTCAGTTAAGTCTTCCGGATTATTTAAATCACCTCTGAAGTATTCAGATAATGTTTTGGCAAGTTGTTTTTTCTTTAAAAATAGACTTTTGAGTTTAAGTCTTTCTTTATATAATATTGATAGATACTTAGCATGTAATACGGGAATATTTAAACTTTCTGTATCTAGTTCAACACTATCAATTGGAGCGTCTTTTCTCCAAGCTTCGGCAATATCTTCAATTTTCAAGATTTAAATCCTTCTTCACGATTAAAAATATATTATATCACACAGACTCTATTGTGTAAAGAGTATATCTAAAAGTAACAGTGGCTTCTAGATAATCAATATCAGTAACAGTAGTTGAGAATGTAAGTTCAGATAGAGATTCGGGAAACATATTCTGAAACTTTACACGAAGATTAGGATTATATTTACTTGATAGAATTGATAAAGTAGCATCAGATACGTTTCTCTGATTTCTGCTAAGTTGTTGAAAGTTTTTATATTGGTCAAAATTTTCTGGTGATCCTAATCCAACTAACCAATTATATATCTCTAGATAATTTATCATATCTTCGTCTACACGAAAAGTCAAGTTAAAAGGAGAGTATGTAATTTTTTCTCCAGCAAGAGGAATATCAGTAAAAGGATTGGTTTGATTAGAAGTACCAATAGATACTGGAGGTATACTAGCTGATTGTGAAAAATATGACACTGTTGGTATTCTATCTAATACCAATCTGAAACCTGTCTGTCCTAAAAAGTTTTTGTTATCAGGAGTTGCCATACAATGTATCCTTTATAATATCAACTATTTATTTATAAAAAAAGAGGGGAGCTGAAGCCCCCCTCTAGTTCTCGTTGGGTTAAACCCAATCTTATTATTACATAAGATTTGAAACGGTAACAGTACGATAGTAGATATTCTTTTTCGCAAAAGAGATAGCACCATCGGCAGCGGTTGTTGCAAAAGGATTAGCGACGATACCGTAGCGAGTCTTAAATCCAATTTTTGGTTGGAAGGTATTCTCGCCAACTGCACGAACCATCTGTAGTGGAACATATGGGCAGTAGAAGAGACCAGCATCAAATGCGCTTGAACCCTTGTAACCAATGGTGTAGTACTGATCACCAGAGGCGCTTGAGAAGTATGGGTCAACATAAACGCGGACCCGACCATGTAGCACACCAGCGAAAGTGTTACCTGTATCGTCTACGTTTAGGTTGGAACTGAGTGCTGGAGTGTAATCAAGAACACCAGCCATCTGTAGGGCAGAAGCTACGTCTGAACCACAGATTAGAACGTTACCCTTACCACGCCGGGTTGACTTGGCGATTTGGTTAGCGTCGCGCTCGATCTGGTAGATTAGACCCTTGAAGCGTTCTACTGACCAGCGACCGTTTGCATCAACGTCTAGGTTGAAAGTACCAGAGGTTGTTACGTTATCCTGAGCACCTGCGGTAGCGGTATAGTTGATTGTACGAACTACTTCGCGGTTGATTTCAGAGAGGATTTCAGCAGATAGGATGTTGGATAGTTCTGTTTCTGCGTCTAGACCGTGAATAGCCTTTAGATCTTGGGCTAGTTCCATGGTGTACTCAGCTTTAAGGGCGCGAGATACAGCAGTTACAGAGACCTTCTCAACTGAGAAAGCCATTTGTTGGAATGCGTTTGCAGAACCATCGCCGAGAGCTTCTGCTTCAGCGGTGGTCATGCCAGTGCCGACGGTATACCCAGTACCTGATGCACGATCGGTTGGATCGCTACCAGATTGAGCATTATTACCAGCGTCGTTAATAACACCGAGAGATGCAGTATTACCAGAAGCAGAGGCAGAAAATGTGGTTACTGCTTCGTTATAGAGGGCTTCGTCGCCACCTTGAGTTGAGAAACGTGAACGCATCGCGAAGATTAGACCTGTTGGACCAGTCATTGGCTGGACACCGCAGACATCGTATGCGATCATATTTGGCATTGAGCGACGAACTAGTGAAATGAGGACAGGATCGAAAATATCGACTGAACCGTCACTAGCGGTAGAAGAAGAAGCGCCCATAGCATTAACTGGTGCTGCTTCGCCTAGTAGTGTTGGTGAATGATAACCGCCAGAACCAAAACCCTGCTCACGGGCAGAAATCTCTTGGTTTTCTAGTAGTTGAGCAACGACAGCACGCTTATGAGGATCCTTGATCTCACCGAGATCTGGATGTTCAAGAACTGGCTGCAACTTCTTGAGTAGTTCTTCATTTAACATTGGTATTAACTCCTTTTTAGTACCATTATTTTTATTTATTAGAAATCATTATTTCTTTACAGTTCTAGAAATAGCAGCGGCGTAGTGTGCCATGCTTCCAGTCACCTTCTTACGAACCTCTTCTTCGAGTGGTTCTTCTTCGTCAATAATAGATTCAATCTTATCTTCATCAGCGAAGTAACTTTCCTTAATCATGGAAACTTTACCACGATAGTCTTCTTCTGAAACAAACTCAACAGCAGAAGCTAAGTCATTAAACTTCTCTTTATTTGCAACAGTTAGATCTTCGGAAATTTCTGAAACGATAGAATCTTTAACAAGAACTTCAATTTTATCATTGAGTTCAACATTTTTTTCGATTTCCTTGTTAAGGCTTTCTTCTAGTTCATCTACCTGATCGGATAGATCGCCTAGAATATCTACCTTATCTTCTGGAATATCAATATAAGATTCTTCGAAAAGTTTCTTTAGACCGCCAATAAATTCTTCAGCGATCTCAGTACGAATACCGTTTTCCATAGCTAGACGATTCTCATCGGCCCACTGTTCGACTACGTAGTCAAGATAGGAATCCATCTTTTCTACCATGTCTTCGTGATTATTTTGAGATTCGATTAGATTATCGGCTTCAATCTTTTCTGATAGTTCGGAGAGCTTTTCATTAATTTTAGTGATTACAGCAGCCTCAAAGATTGTGGTTGCTTTATTTTTAAACTCTTCTGAAAGATCTTCGTTGCCGAATAGAGCTTTAACATCATCTTCTAGATCGATGTCATCTCTTGTTACAGTGATTGGTTCTGAAGTTTTAATATCTTCTAAGATATCTTCTTCGTTTGTTTCAGTCTCTTCACCCATCATCTTTGAATATGCAGAATAAAGATCTTCTTTCTTCATACCATGCATTTTTGTCATCATGGCATTAATCATGCCAACCTTTGTCTTGGGTGAATTTCCTTGAGCAACAGGCTTTTTCTCTCCGGCGTCCTTATCAGCAGGACGTGAGGAGTCCTTCGTTGGTGCAGGATCTGCAACCATTGAGGGATCGCCCATTGAAGCTTTAAATTCCTGAAGATCTTCAGAGTCGTCTTCAAGAACTTCTAGATTCTCATCGGACATTTACACGCTCCTTTTTGTTTTTAAATTATTTATAAATTATCATATTTACATTAAAGTTTCTTCAGGAAATCCTCGAAGATACGCAATTTTGTTTGTTCAAGTTCGGCTTTATTGGCTTTCTTGATATCATATTGAGAACGCTCCACAAATCTTTGTGTCCACTTCCCACCTTCCATAATCCATTCAACCCCTTCCATAATACCTTGAACAAATGCATCTGGCGCGGAAGGATCTGCAACGATGTCGGCTGCGGTAGCAAGATAAAAATCTTTTTGTACCTCATTGACACCATTTTTCTGTTTAAGAGTACCCATACCTCTTGATGAAACACCAATAGTGGCACCCTCTTTGATTAAGTTTTTTACGATATTACCGTAAGGTGAATCCATAATCTTCGCTTTACCCATGAAGTTATCTCCATCTTGGTAAAGTTCTTTAATCATATGTGATACTCTTTCAAGATTAATGGTTGGTCCACTGGGATGACCTAGTTCACCAAATGCACGATTCTTCATTACATATTCTTTGTTATATCTATTTATTTCTCTTTCAAGAATATCTGTGGGATAGATACGACCATTACGGTTCTGTTTGTTGGCCTGCATAAAGATGCCTTCAATATAAAAATCTTTCTCACCATTCTCATTGGCTTCGGTCACATAACCGATGTCAAGTACTTCCGTGATGAGTTTCATATTATTCTCCTGACTTCTTATGCATTTTTAAGATAATAACGCCGTTGCCACCAGAAAGTGTAATATCTACGTTCGATGTTCTTTGTGCGTCATTAAGTTCTAATTGCATTCCACTTGCTTGATAATCATGATATCCACTACCAGCAAATACAGCGACAGTATTAGAACCTCTTTTTACGTTCCAATTATTTGTACCATCTACGCTCCACATCACTTCTGATATTACCATTTCACCAACAGTCTCACCAATAGCATTGGCTCCTTGTTTACCATTTGCTGTATTAAGTTTCAAACCATCAGTAGCAGTAGTTCTAAAAACTACATATCCAGCAGGTTTTTTATGATTATTTGTTACTGGCATCACACTGTCCTCTTTGCAAATGTAAGCATATTTTTATAGGATTTTTCATCTTTCATCATTTCACTTTCCATACGCTTACGATTTTCCGGATTTAATTCTTTGAGAACAGCATTGAATGCAACGGCATCTTCTTTTGTTACCTTTACTGACTTGCCGTTCTCTAATTTAATTGTTCCTGCTTTTACTGCTTCTTCAATAAACTCAACTTCTTC